TCATCGCCGAGCTGGCGGTAGCGGTTCGCGGCGCAGGAAGGGTGTCGGGTCTTTGCGCATGGCCCAATGCTGCCGGCAGTACCCATGCCGCGCGGCGGGCATCACGCAGCCGCGTTCCCGGCAGCGGATTGGCTCGTCTGCCGCGACGATGGTGGCGGGTGCCTTCCATGGCGCGTGCGCAGTCGGTTCTGGCTGCGAGCCGGACGGATTGCCATGCCCTGGCGCTTCTGGCTGCCGGGGCGCGGTCGGCGTGCCTTCTGGTTGCGGATCATAGTCCGGCAACAGTTCTGCCGCGCAGATTTCGACTTGCCTACAGGCGTGTAGGAGCGCCCGCAGAGCGGCCTCGAGGGCGCGGCTGGACGACCCCTGTTCTGGGACACCCTGTTCCGCCCGCGCCAGCTCGCCTGTATGGCGCGCCAGCTGGAGGGCACTGGCGGCCAGCGCGGAGGCAGCCAGGTTCGCTCGGCTCCCGATCCGCCGCAGCGCGTAGAGCACGCTGGTATGATGCAGGCCGCCGAAGGCCTTGGCCAACTCGGGCAGGCTGGCGTGGGGCGCCAACTGTGCCGCCACCCAGATCGCAGCATGGCGGAGGGAGACCACCTCCTTGCTGCGGCGGCGCTCCGTCGGTCGCGGACTCCCGGGTCCGTTCACCGCCATCACGGCGCGGATTGCGGCTTGCGCGGCTTGGTGCGGGGTTAGCATTTCGGGTCCCCCATTCGGGCGTCGGGCTTCCAGGGAATCCCCGCGCATGAGTGGGCTCTCAGCTGGAATCATCCGAGTCTCCCTTCTCGGTGGCGCATGGGCAGGGCACGATCACATCCCGGAACGCGTAGATCGCCTCGCCGCATTTTGGGCAAACGACCGATTCGCGCAGGCCCCAGCTTGAGTCGTAGGCGTGATTGCGGCGCACCCAATCCGGGAGATCGGCAATGGCCTTGAGGAACAGCCCGTCGCTGCGCGGGGGCGAGGCTCTAGCCCGGTGTTGGATCCAGCCCAGAAGGTAGCGGGGATGAACGCCCATGCTGGCGGCCTGCCTGGCCAGTTTGAGTGCAGCGCCTGGCCGTGGTTGGCGTCCCACAGCCCGGCTGATTGCCTGCTCGAGGGCTTGCAGCCAGCGGGCAGGCGGGCCGTTTTGCTGATTCTGCACACACAAAGCCGAGCCGGCCGAGCCATGGGATCGCGTAGCTGGTGTGGTTTGCTGCGGCGGTCGCAACGGCACCGGCGCCGGCTCTGGCAACGGCGCGGGCAGCGGCTGCGGCACCGGCCCTGGCTCTGGCGCCGGCTCCGGCTTTGGCTGTGGCTCTGGCTCTGGCAATGGCGCCGGCATCGGCTCCGGCTTACGGCTACGGCTACGGCTATGGCTACGGCTATGGCTATGGCTGGTGCAGCCGGGGTGCGTACGGGGTGCGCATTCAGTGGGCACGTTGTGCGCGCGCCGTTCGGACTTACTCAACTTGCTGGTTTTAGGCGGCTTGCCGCAGGCGAACGTGAGGCCTCTGCGAGCCAGGAACACGTGTACGGCGTCTTCGCAGTGATCTGGCCAGTCGTGGATCATGAGCCTGTGCTCTGGGTGGGGATCGAGCCATCCGCAGTCGCACAGGGCGCGCACCAGCTCGGCTGGATCGCGGTTCTCGGGCCAGCCGACAGCGGCTGCGATTGCCTCATCCGGGAATCGCCCGATATCGCCCGCTGGCGCATAGCGGGCGGTGAAATGCCAGAGCAGCTCCAGGGTTCCCACGGCCATCGGCCAGGGAACCCCCAAGCGCCTGGCCAGCGCCTTGGTCTTAGGGTGCTCCGGGGTGCCCCGTTTCACGGCTCCTCCTTTCCAGCACGCTTCAGGTACTGGCGGCAGAACTCCTGCAGCCTTTCCACCTCCACGCCCTGGTCCCATCGCCGGGGCATGCGCAGGATCATGCGGCAATAGCTTGCCGCGCCCTGGGGGTCGCGCCTGGCGAGCTCGCAAATCCAGGCAATCTCATGCTCGGTCGTGTACCGGTAGCTCATGCTGGCTCTTCCCGTCCTCATCAAGGAGCTGGAGCGCTTCTTGCGCGCTGTGGACTAGGCCGGTCAGGGCGCCAGCGCGCGCCCACTGCTTGAGCCTGTGCTGTTGCAGGGGCGTGGCGGTGCAGCCCGGGCGCTTGATCTCGATTTCAAAGTGGCGGCCTCGGTAGCAGCCGTACAAGTCAGCGTCGCCGGCGTAGCTTGCCGCGCTCCCGTGCCGCTTGCGCACCACCAAGCCGGGAAGGCGGCGCAGGGCCTGCAGGATGGCCCGCAGGATGGCAGATTCGCGGGATGGAACCTTCATGGCGAGCTCCTAAAAGGGAACCGCTTCCTCGGGTCGCTGGGCGTCGGCTTCCAGCTCGACTGGCATGCGCTCGACCAGGGGTTTGAGCATCTCGTGGTACTGGCGGGCTCGCTCTCGTTCCGCTTCGCTGAGCCGACGCACGAAGGCGAAGGTGGCGCGGCTGTAAGCGATGCCTTGGGCGTTCTTGGTGCGTTCCAGGCCCAAGCGCGTGACGACCGCGTAGTAGGGCACGGCTTGTGCGGTGAGCTTGAGCAAGTATTGTTTGGCGGCCTTCAGGCTGGTGGGCGGCAAGCTGATGACCTCAGGCAAAAGCAGGTTGCCGCGCAGAACAAAAAGCTGCTTGATCTGCTTGCAGGCCTGAGCGCGTCCGCCGGGCACGCTCTCCCAGCGGGCCAGTGGGCAGGCCAGGCAGGCGCCGCCCGGATGGCCGCGCCCGCTGCTGCCATCGCCCGACCAGCAATCGGGCGGCTGGCCACCGCCGCTTTCCGAGATAGGCTGGGCGTAGTAGGCGCGGGTGTCGCGCGCCAGCACGATGACGCCCTCGATCACAGGCTCCATGCTCTCGCCTTCCAGCGCGGGCACGGCCCACTGCAGTCCGCCCCCGGCCGGCATTTTGATGCGGGGCAGATCGAACTCCGACAGCCCGCCGGCACCGATGTTGGTGCTGAGGGCGGTGTTGATGGTGTCCAGGTCCGTGTGCAGGGCCAGGATCACGGCCTGGGAATCGGGTTGTGCCAGTGGTTGCGTCATGGTTATGCCTTTCTGGTGCGAAGGGAATGGACAAAGGAAATCTTCAAGCTGTTGCCCAGAGGCGCAGGCAGTGCGGCGCGCACCTCCTCCTCGGTGAACAGCCGCTGCTGCTGTTGGCAACGCAAGCGGACCTCTTCGGCCAGCTCGCGCACGAAGGCCTTGAGCGACTGCGTGTTGTAGTTTTCCGAGACGTACTGGGCCAGCTCGCTGGCCTTCAAGGCCGCGATGACCTGGCTGCGGCCGTTCAGCGGGCTGGCGTAGACGTCTTGGGCCAGGTAAACGGTGTAGCCACCCAGTTTCATGGAGACGACCCCGTCGGTGACAAACTGCGGCACCAAGGCCTGCTCGAGATCGTCGAGCCGTGCGGCCACGGCTTTGAGTTCCGCATCCAGATCGCGCTTGCGCTTTTCCAGCGCGACGAATTCTTTGAGTTGTTCCATGTTCATGGCAGTTACCCCTTGATTTCGGCGAGGATCGCCTGAATGACTTCGGCGCGGCGCTCGAGCGCGCGCATGATGCGCTCGTCCACAGTGCCTTTGGCGACCAAGTGGATGTGCTCGACCGGGCGTGTCTGGCCTGGTCGGTGCACGCGCGAGCGCGCCTGATCGTACTCGCCTAGCGAGAAGCTGAGCGAGTAATAGAGAGCGTAGCGGGCGCGGCTCAAATCCACCCCTACGCCACCGCTAGAGATCTGCACCGCCAGCACCTGAGCCTCGCCGGCCTGCCAGCACTCGAGCTCATCCCGGCGGCCGGAGAGTTCCCGACAGGTGGAGCCCAGCGAGGCGCAAGCCTCTTGGACGGCATCCAGGTCAGCGTGGAAACGGCAGAAGACCACCGCCGGCTCCTTGGTTCCGATGTCCTCCAGCGTGTCTTCGAGGAGCCGCTGTTTGGCCCAATCCAGGCGCCGATAGCGCTCGTCGTCGGTTTTGACCCAGCCACCCGTGAGTTGCTGGAGGCGGAGCAGTTTCACCATGGCGTTGGCGGCCGTGACGCGACCCTCACGCACCTCGGCCATGAGGTCTTCTTCCAGGTCGCGGTAGACCCGGCGTGCTTCTGGGGAAAGCTCGCAATGGTAGGTCACGGACACCTCGGGCGGCAGCTCGAGCACGTCTTTGGCGACGCGGAAGGTCACGCGCCGGATGAGCCTCTCCAGCTGGTCGAGGTTTTGGTAGGCGGTGACCTGCTTGTTGTGGAAGCCGCCCAGGACGGCGTAGGTCTGCTTGAAGGCGTGGAAGGAGGGGCCGAAGAGGGAGGGGTCGAGGAAGCGGAACTGGGCGTAGACATCCAGCGGCGAGTGCGGCAGGGGCGTGCCCGTGAGAGCGAGGCGGTGGCGCGCCCGGTGGCGCAGCCGCTTGAAGTACAGCGAGGCCTTGCCGCCGGGACGCTTCAGCTTGTGAGACTCGTCGGCCACGACCAAGTCCCAGGCTTGCCGTTCGGCCCAGCTCGCGAACGGCTCCCGCCAGGCCGAGTCGTAGTTGATGACGGCCACAAAAGGGAGGGCTTTGGTTTCGGCCAGCCGCAACTTTTCCTCGGCCAGGCGCTGCTTGTCGGTCACGCTGCCAACGTCCTCATCCAGCGCTACGGTGACCAAGGGCACACCGAGGTGATGCTCAAGCTGCTCAACCCACACCCGGATGACGCGCAAGGGACAGGCAATGAGCACGCGCATGGCGCGGAGGGCGAGCAAGATCATGCAGGCCATCAGGCTTTTGCCCGTGCCCATTTCGCATGCCAGCAGCACGCCCGGCGAACCCTGACTGAATCGCTCCATGGCAAAGTGGTAGGCCGCGATCTGGTGCCGCCAGGGCTTCGTTTTCAGGCCCGCAGGGAGCGCGAGAGGTGGCTTCGGCGCCCCTGTGGGCTCGAGCCTTCGCTCGCTCGCCGCCCTGCCGCGCGGCGCCAGCAGGGCGGCAAATCGCTCTGTGCTCTGCAGGTGGGGGATCGAGGAAGCGATGGTTGCGGCATGTAGGCGCGTGGCCGGGTAGGTCCAGGCCTTACGCGCGGCTTCCCAACAGGCGCCCGGAATCCGCTGGCACACGAGCAGATAGGAGAACGGCGCGCGGAGCAGGATGCGTCCCTGATCCAAGTCCGCGATGACCTTTTCGCGGTCCACGACTATATGGTGGGGCAATTTTGCGAAAGAAAGCGGCCCGAAAAGCGGCCCAAAAGCGGCCCAAAAGCGGCCCGAAGATAAGGCGAAGGCGCGGTCAGTCGCTGCGCAGGCCGCGCTGTAGGAGAGCCTCGATCCGGATGGACTTGGAGGATCGGTCGGGCAAGTCTCCTGAGCGCCAGCCGCGCAGGGCCCTGGGAGTCACGTTCGCCCGCGCTGCGATCTCCTGGATGGTGCACAGGTGGCGCTCACGGTAGCTGGCGATGAGGCCTGGCCGGAGGGCAAGGGGTGTGGGGGACGGCGTAGGCTCAGCAGGCCCGAGGTCCAGGCTGTGCGCGGGTAAAGTGACCTCGACGATCTCGAATTGTGTCAGGTCGAGGTGCTGGCCCAGCTCCGTCCACCAGCCTGGGCGGTCGCCCCGGATCGTGAAGACGAGACCGGTTCCCGGATGCCTGAGCGTGACTGCTGTGACAGACCCCCGCAGATCGACGGTCACGGGCCGAAAACAAAAATAGTGGCGCGCCCCGCTGCTCATTCTCCGCCCCTGCGGCCCACTTGCTGGTGTTCCCGAGAGCAAATGAGTGCGAGAGTTGTGATCTTGCGCGAGGCAGGATCGGGCTTCGAGGGGCAGCAAGCTTGCCTTCACCGTCGGCGGCTGCGAGGGTGGGCAGGATAGCCTCGCTGGTCGGCGTGCGCCAACAAATCATATGTGCCCGCATCTGTTTGAAACAGCAAGAGATTGAGTTGTCACGTTTGTTTCGCTTTCCTCGAGCTTGCGCGAGGAGCGGAGTCGCTCCCAATCCAACCCATCCCGGCGGGCATTTCGGAGAGTTAGCCTGCCGGGAGGCTCTAGAAGCATGCTGCCACACCTCGGTAAGCGGAAAAATCACTGATTTTTCCTAACTATGGGGAACGATTAGGAAAATTTTCTCTTGACAGCGGGGTAAGCTGTGCTATAGTTGGTGTAGGTCGCTTTTGGAGCGGCCCCCCCAGAGGGAGGCGGGCCCTCTCGAAACAAACCCGCAGCCCACCCTAGCGAGCGCCGGGACGCTCGTGAAACTCCTTCCCGCAGACTTTTCCCCGTGAGGTGTGTCTGGGTGAATGCTCGAATCCCTCTGTACACCGCCGATGGCGCACTGGCTGAGTGGATCAGTCTCCAGCGGTTGGCCCGCTTAGAGGCCGACGGCATGATCCGCCGGGTGATCAAGCATCCCAAGGGACATGTGTGCCGGGCCTACTTATCTTGCCGGTCGAGCGAAGGCCGTCCCATTGCGTTGCACCAATACTTGGGTACGCGCTACAGCTTTCGCGAGCGCCTGCCGGCAGGATATCGGAGCTGGACGTTGCGGCGCCTGCCTACCGCTTGGCGTCCCTTTTTCTTGGCCACGGTGCTCGAGCGCTGCCGCGATGCAGCGCGAGCCGGGTGAGCCGAGCCAGCTGGAGCAGGCTGGTGGCCGGGAGCTGAGCGTTCGGGGATGGGCTCCGGGTGGCAGCGCGGGGATGTGATTGGGCTGGCCCCTGGCAGATGCCCGTGGTGTCATGGCCTGGGTCTCCGGCGTCATTCACGCGGCGTGAGGCCTTGTAAGTGCGCGCTCAAGAAGATCTTCCGGATTTGCTTGGCAAAGTATCACGAGCTGAGGCGGGAAGCTTGGAAATATCGTCTTGGCCGGCGGTGGTGGCGGAACATTGACTATCTGGCCGACTTCCTTTTGCTTTGCCGCCGGCAGCTGGATGGCTGGGAGCGGCGATTGTTTCAGATGTATTTTCTGGAGGGCCAGCCCTGGTATGCTTGCGCGGGCAAGCTGGGGGTAGATCGGGGTAATTTCTTTCACGCGGTTTATCGGATCGAGGCCAAGTTAGGACGGGCGCTTCGGGAGACTGAGCCCTATCCGCTCTATCCGCTCTCGGATTACTTTGCCGGTTCGCGGCGGTGGGCGAAAGGGGGCAGGGGGTAAGTTTTGGGCACATCTGCGGGTCCTTCCCGGCCCCGGCAACGGCGGGTGGAATGGCTGGCACGCTGTGGCCAGGGTCTGGCGCTCGCGGAAGGTTGACAGGTTGACAGATGCCTGCAGGAGTGATGTGACTTGGCCGCTGGGCGCGAGCTCCTCAGCCAAGCCGAGTACGCGCGCCATCGGGGCGTCAGTCGCCAGTACATCAGCCGCCTGGCCAAGGCCGGCGTGCTGGTGGTGCGCGGCGGCAAGGTGGATGTGGCCGCCTCCGATGCCGTGCTCGATGACCGCCCGGAGAAGGTTTCCGAAGCCGCCACCAGCGCTCCCGAAGAGGCGGGTGGGCAGACGACCAGCTATGCCCAGGCCAAGCTGGCCGACATGCTCTTCCGCGCCCGGTTGCGCAAGCTCGAGTACGAGACCAAGTCGGCGAAGCTGATCCCGACCGACGAGGTCAAGGCGGTGTGGTTCAAGCAAGCCCGGCAGATTCGTGACAAGTTACTCGCCCTGCCGGCCAAGCTGGCGCCGCAGTTGGCGGCTGTCAGTGACGTGCGGGCCGTGCGGGAGTTACTGGACAGCGAGATCGAGGGGATCCTAAAGGGTCTTCAAGATGACATCCGCTATCGCCGGCCTTGAGGAATGCCTGGAGCAGCTGGCGGCGGGCTTGGAGCCGCCGCCGCGGCAGACCGTGTCGGAGTGGGCGGACCAGAATCGGTGGCTATCCTCGGAGGCTTCAGCCGAGCCGGGACCGTGGCGAACGGATCGGGTGCCTTACCAGCGCGCCATCCTAGACGCGCTGACGCCCAACAGCCCTTACGAGTGCGTGGTGATGATGGCCGCGGCACAGACAGGAAAAAGTGAATGCCTACTTTGCCTGGTCGGCTACATCATCGACCGCGATCCCGGGCCGATCCTGGTGGTGCTGCCGCGGGTCGAAGACGGCGAGGCCTGGAGCAAGGACCGGCTGGCGCCCATGCTGCGCACGACGCCGTGCCTGGTGGGCAAGGTGGCCGACGTGCGAACGCGCGACTCGAACAACCGCATCTTGCACAAGCAGTTTCAAGGGGGCAGCATCACCATCGCCGGCGCCAACTCGCCCGCGGGCCTCGCCATGCGGCCCATTCGTTACGTGCTGCTCGATGAGGTGGACCGCTATCCAGCCTCGGCGGGCACCGAAGGCGATCCGGTCAGTTTGGCCATCAAGCGCTCGGCCACCTGGTGGAACCGCAAGATCCTGCTGGTTTCCACGCCGACTATCAAGGGCGCCAGCCGCATCGAGAGCTGGTGGCTGCGCAGCAATCAGTCCAGCTACTGGGTGCCGTGTCCAGAGTGTGGCGCCTACCAGGTGCTGGTCTGGCCAAACCTGGAGTGGCCCGAAGGGCGGCCGGAGGAAGCGCAATACCGCTGCGCGCACTGCGGCGTGCTGATTGCGCCGCACCGCAAGCCGTGGATGCTGGCACGCGGTGAGTGGCGGGCGGCCAACCCCAAGTCCAAGATCGCGGGCTTTTGGATTTCCCAGCTCTACTCGCCCTGGAAGGAGTGGCCGGAGACGGCGGCCGAGTTTTTGGAGGCCAAGCACGGCGGGCCGGAGACGCTGCGCGCCTTCATCAACACGGCGCTGGGTGAGCCCTGGGACGACGAGGCGGAAACCAGCGTCGAGGTGGCCACGCTCATGAACCGGCGCGAGGCGTTCGGTGCGCGGCTACCGGCCGGCGTGTGCGTGTTGACCGCGGGGATTGATCTTCAAGTGGATCGGGCGGAGCTGGAGCTAGTGGGCTGGGGACGCGGCGAGGAGTCGTGGTCGGTGGAGTACCGCGTCTTTCCCGGTGATCCCAGTGCTCCCCAGCTTTGGCAGGCGCTCGATGAGTATCTCAAACGAGAATGGCTGCACGAGTACGGCATCAAGCTGCCGGTGGCGGCCTGCGCGATTGATTCGGGCTTCCACACCCAGGCGGTGTATGAGTTCTGTCGCACGCGCTACGGGCGGCGCATCTTTGCGATCAAGGGCAAGGGCGGCCCGCTGCCGGTGTGGCCGAAGCGCCCGAGCCGGAGCACGCTGGGCCGCACGCCCTTGTGGATTGTGGGTGTGGATAGCGCCAAGAGCGTCATCTACAGCCGGCTCAAAGTGGAGCAGCCGGGGCCGGGCTACTGCCACTTCCCGCACGAGCGCAACGAGGAGTTCTTCGAGCAGTTGCTCTCGGAGGTGCTGGTGACGAGCTACGCCCGTGGGGTGCCCGTGCGGGAGTGGCGGCGCAAGAAAGGCGTGCGGGGTGAAGTGCTGGATGCACGGACTTACGCCTACGCGGCGCTGTGCGGGCTGGTCTCGATGGGCTTCAGGCTGGACGCCGAGGCTGATCGGATCGCCGCGCTCAGGCCGGCGGCCGCGAGCGAGGACAACCCCGCGGCGCCCGGACGCAGAGTGCTGCGCAGCCGGTGGATGGAATCCGGGGTGCGCAACTTTTAAGAGGCTCACCATGGAAAACCGCGAGTTTCTCCAAGCCCGGTCGTTCGGCAAGGTTGCCGTGCCGACGCCGGGCACGCCTGTGCCCATCACCACGGACACCAACCTGCGCGCGGCCAAGCTGCGCTTTGCCGTGGTGATCGGGGAGACCGGGCGGGTCTTCCTGGGTGTGGCGGGGATGAACAAGGCCACCGGCAGCGGCGTGATCAAAGAGTTCTGGCCCACGGGCGCAGGTGGCGGGATTGCCGACGAGCTGATCCTCGAATCCCAAAACGGCGATTTGCTGCGGCCCGCTGACTACTACGTGGACGCGAACGTGGTGGGCGAGGGGCTGATCGTGGCCTACTGGGTCTGGGTCCCGCACTGGGCGTGATGATCCGCGAGCTACGGATTGGGTGGCGGCTGCGGCCGCTCATGGGGAATTCAAGGAGCTTAGCAAGATGAAGTTCTCCGTAAACGTTGCCATTCAGATGCTGGCGCTGGTAGCGCAAGCCATCAACGCGACTCAGGATTTATTGCCCGGGCGCGGCAAGTTCTGGGCCATGGTGGTGCTGTCGGTGGTGCAAGGCCTCACCGCCGTATTGGCCCACTTTGCCAACCCCGACGGCACGCCGGCGGCAGCGCCCTACATCAAGCAGTGAAGGTGGCAGACGCTGTGCGCCTGCCAGCTGGTGGCTTGCGGTCGCGGCCGGGGGCGCAAGCTGGGCACCTATGGCGCCACCCTGGCGGCAATTTCGGCCCCAACGGAGTTAGAACTTCATACCGGCCAACTTGCCGTCGGCGGTAAGGTAGAGGTCCTTCAGGTACCCGCTGCGCACGCGCGTCCAGCCATGCACGGTTTTGATCTCGAAGCGCGCGGCGAGGCGACTCAATTTGATGCGGTAATGGCGCAGGCCATCGTGCTCGATCTTGTGCAGATGACCGTGGCGGTCGAGGGTCCAGCCGTTCTGTGTGGCCCAAGCGATGAGTTCTTCCCGTGTCATAGCCCTTTCATTCATCGCTCAACCAGCACCGAAAGGCAGGCACAATTCGACAGCTGGAACTGGCGCCATTTCAAGCAGACGCGGGCGCGGATGATTTAGCGGGGATGTACACGGAACAGCAGCTTCAGGCTCTGCGCGATGCCCTGGCCAACGGCGTGCGCCGAGTGCGCTTTGAGAATCGCGAGATCGAGTACCGCAGCATTGAGGAACTCAAGGCCGCCATCGCCGCCGCCGAGGCCGACGTGGCCAAGGCCAGCGGCAAACCGGCGATCCGGCAGGTCCGGATCTGGACCGAGAAGGGGTTCTGAGGCGTGGGTTTCTGGAAGCAGCTTCAGGCAGCGGTGAGGGGCGCCCCCTGGCCCCGGCGGCGGGCAGCGGCTGATTACGAGGCCGCGGCGGCCACGCGCCGCACCACCGGCTGGCTGCCGGCGACCAGCGACATCAACACGCTCGTCTTCCGCAATCTGGACACGCTGCGCGCGCGCTCGCGCGACATGGTGCGGCGCAATCCCTGGGCGGCCAACGCGCTCGATGCCTTCGTGGCCAACGCCATCGGCACGGGCATCAAGCCGCAGTCGCTCCATCCGGATGCGCGGCTCAAGGCGCGGATTCAAGAGTTGTGGCTGCGCTGGACCGACGAGGCCGACGCCAGCAATCTGACCGATTTCTACGGCCTTCAGGCGCTGGCCTGCCGCGCGGTGATGGAGGCCGGCGAGTGCTTGATCCGGCTGCGGCCGCGCCTGCCCAAGGACGGCCTGACGGTTCCCTTGCAGCTGCAGTTGCTCGAAGCCGAGCATCTACCGACGGGCGAGACGAGAAAGCTCGAGAACGGCAACTACGTTCGCGCGGGCATCGAGTTTGACCAGATCGGGCGGCGCGTGGCTTACTGGCTCTACCGCGAACATCCTTTCGACACGCTCAACCCAGTGGCCTCGACCGAGCTGGTGCGCGTGCCAGCCGATTCGGTGCTGCACCTGTTCCGCCCCATTCGGCCCGGCCAGTTGCGCGGCCAGCCGTGGCTTACCCAGGTCTTGGTGAAGCTCTACGAGCTCGACCAGTACGACGATGCCGAGCTGGTCCGGAAGAAGACGGCGGCCATGTTTGCCGGCTTCATCCTCAAGAACGCCCCCGAGGACCAGATGCTGGGCGAGACGGTGACGGATCAAAGCGGCGCCGCCCTGGCGGGTCTGGAGCCGGGCACGCTTCAAGTGCTGCTGCCGGGCGAGGACATCAAGTTCTCCACCCCGGCCGACGTGGGCGCCAGCTACGAGACCTTCATGCGCGTGCAGTTGCGCTCGATTGCCGCCGGCATGGGGATCACCTACGAGCAGTTAACCGGGGATCTGACCGGCGTCAACTACTCCTCGATCCGTGCCGGGCTGCTCGAGTTCCGCCGCCGCTGCGAGCAGTTCCAGCACCAGGTGCTCGTCTACCAGTTCTGCCGACCGGTGTGGCGGCGTTGGATCGAGGCGGCGCTAGTGAGTGGCGCTCTGCCCAAGCAAGGCGACGTAGCGCTTTACTACGACGCCAAGTGGATTCCGCCGGGCTTTGCCTGGGTCGATCCCTTGAAGGACATCAAAGCGCAGATCATGGCGGTGCGGGCAGGGTTCAAGAGTCGTGCCGAGGTGGTCTCTGAGCAAGGTTACGATGCCGAGGCGATTGATCGGGAGATCGCGGCCGACAACGCACGGGCCCGGGAGCTGGGCCTCAGCTACGACACCGACCCTTCGAGCGAGGACAGCGAGGAGTCATGAGGAGACGCGAACAGGTCCTGCGCCTATTGGGCGCCAAGCCGCTGCTGGTTGAGGTGGGTAAATTGGAAGCCACTTACGGCTTGCGCAGGCCATATGCGGTTCAGGACGGTGTGGCCGTGGTTGATGTGGCCGGCGTGCTGGCCAACGAGCCATCGCTGTTCGATGCGATCCTGTTGGGCGCTACGGCCTACGGCGAGATCCTTGAGGAGGTCGAGCAGGCCATCGCTGATCCCGAGGTGCGCGGCGTTCTGCTGCGCGTCAATTCGCCGGGCGGCGATTCGGAGAACGCCTTCGAGACCGCAGCCGCGCTGGCCGAACTGGCGCGCCAGAAGCCGATCTGGGCCGTGGCCGATAATTCGATGTTCAGCGCAGCGTACTTGCTGGCAACAGCGGCGGAGCGGATCTATGTGCCCGAGTTCACCGGTGGCGCCGGCTCGATCGGGGTCTACGCCGAGCACGTGGATTGGAGCGAGTACAACCGCAAGCTGGGCGTCAAGGTCACCTACATCGCCGAGGGCGAAGGCAAGACCGACGGCAACCCCAACGAGCCGCTGTCGGAGGCGGCGCGGGCGGCGCTTGAGGCCGAAGTCCGGCGGCTCTACGGGCTGTTCGTAGAAGCCGTAGCCAGCCGCCGCCCGCTCAGTTCTGAGGCCGTGCGCCAACTGGGCGCTGCCCTCAAGTACGGCCCCGACGCCGTGGCCGCCGGCTTGGCCGACCGCACGGGCACCTTCCGCACGGCGCTCGCCGATCTGGCCGCATTCGTAAGACCAACTTCAATTGCGCAAGGAGGCAGACGTATGAAGGAAGAAACGGTTCGGGCGGAAGTGCCCGAGCCCACCATCGACCTGGAGGCGATCCGCGCCGAAGCGCACCGCGAAGGCTACGCCGAGGCGCGCGAGATCGTCGAGCTGTGTGCCCTGGCCGGCCTGCCGGCGCGAGCGGCCGCGCTGCTCGCCAAGCACGCCAGGGCCGCGGAGGCACGCCAGTATCTCATCGAGGCCCGCGCGGCCGAAGACGCCCCAGAAATCCGCTCGCACGTGATGCCGGAGACCGCCACCAGCGCCAAAGTGCCGCTCGAGCAGAATCCGGTCATCAAGGCGGTGGAGCGGCTAGCCAAAGGAGGGAACTGACATGGCTGCCAAGACCGAACCCAACTACCTGGGCGACTGGCTGAAGTTCGAAGAGGACAACCTCTACAGTCGCGATCAAGTGACGGTGGCTTCCGGCCAGAACCTCAAGACCGGCACCGTGGTGGGCATCATCACTGCCACCGGGATGGCGACCCAACTTGCGCCTTCGGCCAATGACGGCTCGGAGAACGCGGCCGGCGTGCTCATCGGTGACGTGGATGCGAGCGCGGCGGACACCCCGGGTGTGATCATCGCGCGCCATGCCGTCTGCTCCGACAAGGGGCTGGTGTGGCCGAGCGGGATTACGGGTCCGCAGAAGAACACCGCCCTGGCGCAACTCAAGGCCCTGGGCATTCTCGTCCGCGAAGGAGCGTGAGCCATGCTGAATCCTTTTTCTTCCGACGCTTTCGACATGGCGGCCCTCACGGCCGCCATCAACAAGATCCCCAACACCTACGGGCGCCTGGAGCAATTGAACCTGTTTCCGCCCGTCGGTGTCCGCACGCGCACCATCATCATCGAGGAGATGAACGGCGTGCTCAACCTGCTCCCCACGCGTCCGGTGGGTTCGCCCGGTACGGTGGGCACGCAGGCGAAACGCAAGGTGCGCTCGTTCGTCATCCCGCACATTCCGCACGACGATGTCGTGCTGCCCGAGGAGGTCCAAGGCATCCGCGCCTTCGGCTCGGAGACCGAGATGGACGCTTTGGCCAACCTCATGGCCCAGAAGCTTCAGACCATGCGCGCCAAGCACGCCATCACGCTCGAGCACCTGCGCATGGGCGCGCTCAAGGGCGTGATCCTCGATGCCGACGGCTCCACCCTCTACGACCTCTACCAGGAGTTCGAGATCACGCCCAAGGTGGTGAACTTCGCCCTGACCACGGCCTCGACCGAAGTGCTGCTCAAGGTGCTCGAGGTCCGCCGGCACATCGAGGACAACCTCAAGGGCGAGTTCATGACCGGCGTGATGTGCCTGTGCTCGCCGAGCTTCTTCGACGCGCTGACCACGCACCCCAAGGTCAAGGAAGCCTACCAGCGCTGGCGCGAGGGCCTGGTGCTGTTCTCGGACAACCGCACCGGGTTCACCTTCGGCGGGGTGACGTTTGAAGAGTACCGCGGCCAGGCGACCGACTCCAGCGGCACCGTGCGCAAGTTCATCGCCGACGGTGAGGCGCACTTTTTCCCGCTGGGCACGGCCACCACGTTCCGCACCTACTTTGCCCCGGCGGACTTCAACGAGACCGCCAACACGCTCGGCCTGCCCCTCTACGCCAAGCAGGAGCCGCGCAAGTTCGGCCGGGGGACCGATTTGCACACGCAATCGAACCCGCTGCCCATCTGCCACCGGCCCGAAGTGCTGGTCCGGGCGACCAAGGCCTGAGCGATGGCTGGTTGGGCGTGGCTGGTGCACAAGCTGAACGAGCAAGTCTTGGCGGCCTTCGGTCGGCAAGTAATCTACACCCCGCAGGCGGGCTCATCGTTCACGCTGACTGGCATTGTGGACCAGGCGGCTCGGGCGGAGGACGCCGCGCCGGGCACGTATGCGCTGCTGTTCGTGCCGGCGGCGGCTTTCCCGGATCCGCCGGCGCGGGGCGATGAGGTCAGCCTGGACGGCGCGCTCTACAAGGTCGTCGATCTTGCAGCCGACGCCGAGGGCGGCCTCCGCCTGGTGCTGCATTTCCACCGGGCGGGGTGACGCCGAGAGCGAGCGCGCCGCGCCCACTGCCGCTTGTAGCATCATAAGTACATGAGCAAGACTCGCGGGATTCAGGATTTCGTCCTGGAAGTTAAGTTCTACCGTGAGCAGGATGGGCGCTGGCTGGCGGACATCCCGGCGCTACCCGGAGTCACCGCTTATGGGCGCACGAAGAAACAGGCTTGCGCAGCGGCGCAGGCGCTGGCCTTACGCTTGATCGCCGACCGGTTGGAGCACGGGGAGGCTGTGCCGGGCGAACTTCAGGTGTCCTTCGTTGCCGCCTGAGTCTACGGGCCGCTGGCCATCGGTCAAAGCTTCGAAAGCGCTGGCTGCCCTCCTCCGCATTGGCTGGCGGATCAAGCGGCAGAGAGGCTCGCACCGAATCTTGGAGAGACCCGGCTGGCCTGATGTGCTGTTTGCCTACCATGACCAAGTGACGCTCGGACCAGTGGCGCTGAAGCTGCTGGCCGAAAAGACGGGCCTAAAACCCGACGATCTGTAACTTAGTTGTCAGTTCTCAAGGTCACGCGACCCTTCAAAACTCATCCGTGCCGAGCGTTCGCATCTGGTTCCGCAGGCAACTCCGGGTGGATCACCTGAACTTTCACGAGCTTGAGATGCTCAAGCTGGGCACCGTGGGGCTGGCGGCGGTCAAGAACCGGCTGGCCGCCGGCCTGGGGCCAACGGACGGGCCGGCCAAACCGCTCACCAAGCGCTACGCGATCTATAAGAGCAAACGCCTGAGGCGGCGTGCCGTGCGCGATCTCTCGCTCACTGGCAGCATGCTCGGCAACCTGTCGGTGCGCACGGTGAGCGAGCGCGCAGCCAAAGCGGCCCTCACCTCCCGCAAGGAGCGCATCAAGGGACTGGTCAACATGCGTCGTGAACCGTGGCTGGTCTTCTCGCCGCGTAACCGCGCCGCCGTCCTCGAGGCCGCCCGCCGCATCTTGCGCGAGATCACGCCACGGCTAATCGTCGAGCGCTTGCTCGGAGGCCGACAGTCATGATCAACCCGGCTGAGCTGGTGGATGCACTGGTTGAAAAGCTGCGCGCGATCCCGGAGCTAGTCGCGGAGATGGAAGGCGACCCGCAAAGAATCCGCGCCTACCACGACCTCTATCCCAAGCGCGTCAGCCTGCCCCTGGCGATCTACGAGATGCCAGTGCCCTCGATCCTGGTCGCTTGGCAGGGAACCACACCGGGCAGCTTCGGTGCCGGCGAAGCCTGGAAACACAACCTCTCGCTTTACCTGCGCGCGCGGGAGACGCTCGAAGGTGACCCGCCCACGGCTTACTACCGCCTCTTTGATCTGATCGTCAACGGCGTGCCCGCCGGGAGTGCGCTGAAGATGCTCTACACCACCATCCACCCCCGCTGCCACCCGATGGATCTGCCTTCGATCCAGCGCGCGAGCGACGAGCAAGGGACAGACTACTTCGAAGTTACGGTGAGCTTCACCGAGATGGGAGATTGAGATGCCCGCCAACATTCGCGAAACCAAGATCGGCTTTGGTTACAAGAAACAGACCGATCTGTCAACGCCCAACGTCTCCGGTGACCTCTGGAGCCTGACCAAGACCAACGCCGCGCTTGCGACCGTGACGCTGAACACCGAAAACGATGCCGCCGATCTCGGCAAAGGGCACGAGTTCGCCACGCAAGTCTTCAAATCCCACTGGGACGTGAGCGGCTCAATCGAGAAGTTTCTCACCAGTGAGATCGCCGCCTGGGCGTTCGTCTTTGGCTTGGGTGGCCGCACAAAGAGCGGCACCCCGCCCGCGATCACCTATACTTGTACCCCGCAGGATCCGGTTACGGGCGGCATTGAGCTGCCGGCGTTTTCTTTTGTCGAGCAGATCCGGCCGGGCGCGAGCGCGGTGCTCGACCGCATGGCGGTGGGCTGCGTGATCGAGGATTTCACCATCACGATCGGCTCGGGGCCGGGTCGGGCCAACTCGCGTATCGCAATCCACTTCGCCGGCTCGGGGAAACTGGTGGAGCCGAGCGGAATCACACTGCCGGCGGGCACTACCGAGCATCTGCTGCCCGGCGCCAGCGCTCAGGTGACCATCAACGGCGTGGACTATGTCACCAGCCGCAACCTGGTCTCGCTCGAGCTGGGCTTCAAGAATAATCTCAGGCTCGACTCGGGCTTCTACCCTGGCTCAGGCACACAGGACGGCGCGGCCATCCGCGGCCGGATGGAGTTCGGTGACCGTGAGGCCTCGCTCAAGTTTGTGGCGCGCTTTGAGCACGGCTCAACTGAACTGACCAAGCTCCGCAACCAGACCACCGGCACGGCCGTAGTCGGCCTTCAGGGCGACCTGATCTCGGGTAGCGATTACCACTCGCTCGAGGTGAGCTTCCACAAGGTTGCCTTCCGGACCGCGGTGGTCGGCGATACCGACGGCATCGTGACCATCGAGGTCGAGTGCACGCCGCTGTGGGATGCGACCAACGGCCTGCTCACGGCGGTGGCCAAAACCACTCAGGACAACATCGGATAGCCATGTTCGATTCACAAAAAGAAATCCACGTGCAGCTTCGCTCCGCCGAGGGCGCGCGTACGGTCAGGGTCCGCTTCCCGAACGATGAGGAGTGGATCGAGCGCCAGCGGCGCCGCAAGATCATCATCAAGCATCTGGGGCGCGGCGTCTCGGAGACGACGATCCCGAACGCCGAAGAGGTGGATGCTGCCTTGTTCGCTAAGATCCGCTTGGATGATGGTGATGAACTGGACGCCTATGAAGCCAGCCGGATCATCGAGCAGTTGGGCCAGGCAGATGTGGACGAGGTGCTCGAGGAGGCGGGCGGGTTCCGCGTCGTTCTGCGCGTGCCCGGTGGGATGACCGAACACGTGCTACGCATGCCGAGCGCCAAAGACGTGATCGAGTATCGCCGCGGTTTTGCCCGCATTCTGGATCTGCCCTTCAACCGCCAGGAGCTGACGGTGAACTTGGCCGCTGCCGGCACCCTGTATCAGAAGCTCTGCCAGACGAGCGAGGGCTACGCCGGCGCCGTCCCGATCATCCACCAAGCGGTAGCAGTGAAGGCGGCCATCGATGCGCTCGAGGCCGGCTTTGAGGAGCGCGAGGGAAACTGCTGAGCGGGGAGTGGCCCGAGCGGCCCTCCCTGCGCTACCTGGTCTACTGGTCGCTGCGGCGGGAGCAACTCTGCGATCCACGACTGTGCCCGGACGCACCGGATGACGGCGGCCGTTGCGACCATTGCCCGCTCGACCGCTTGGATGGCGCGCAAAACTCCGAGGCGGGCCAACTCCTGCGCCGGGCGCTCGATCTGCGAACGGCCTTGAAACTGGGCGTCAGCCTCTCACTGGATGAGATCGCCGCGGATGAGTTCCAGGCCCTGCTCATCATCGAAGAAGAGCAGGCGCGCTGGGAAGAAGAGCGTTCGAGGCGCAATGCCTGACCGTGACTGATGGGATCGTCTCTTTCAAGCGGCTTGGTGGACAGGTTCGTGATGGAGCCGCATCAGTTGCTCGGCTTTGAGCGACGCCAGGGCATACGTGCGCCCGTCATCGTCACTGAATTCGACCTCGTAAACCCCAGGTGCCCAAACCTCCACCACCGTCCCCACTTGCCCGCGGACCAGACCTTGTTCGGGCAGGTCTTCAAGCAGCGCCACCACCGAATGGAGTGCGATTTCCGCCATGACCAACCTCACCTTGATAATACATAACAGCTCGTCAGGCGTGGGATTCCCTCACCTGCGCGCACGATCCAACTGCTGCGAATCCTCACCGGGCGCTCTGCCCCGGGGTAGTCGAAATCCACGATGTAGCGCTCGCCGTAAGGACTTGGCGGAGCGCTCTCCGCTTCGCAGTGAAGGGCTGCCCAAAGCAGCGCTGACTGCAGCTTTACTGCGTCCGTCTGGTGAATCCCTACCGATGCGAACACCCTGGCCTTGTGTCGCCCCCGCGGATGCTTGGGATTCAAACAGTAGTCGCGCAGCTTGCCGATATCCACGATGGCTAATTCCGGGTTGGGAAGCTTCACGAATCGTTCATCCTAACAAGTTCTTGCCCGCGCATGCCCGCTGACAACAAGCTCGAACTCATCGTCACCGTTGATACCGAGAAGGCCAACGCCTCGATCAAGAGCGTCAACGCCGGCCTGTCCTCGATCGAGACCACTGCCGTCAGCGCAGCGCGCCGCGCCTCCCGCAGCATTGACGGCATGACCGCGGCCATCGTCAAGGGCGCTACCGCCGGCAACCTGCTCGCCGGTGCGATCGAGCGCGCCCTCGGCTGGGTCAAGGAGTTTACCGCCGGCTCGGCGATGCTGGCGGCCCAAAACGCCAAGGCCGAGGCGGGCGTGCGCGCCATGGCGCAAGCGCACGGGGTAAGCGCCGCGGCGGCGGCCCGACATGTGGAGGCCATCGAGCAGATCGGCTTCGAGTACAACGAAGCCGCCCAGGCGGTCAAGCGCTTTCTCATTGCCGACCTGGATCTGAGCAAGGCGGAGGGGTTGGCGAAGCTGGCCAACGACGCAGCCGCCATCCAGAATGTGGCCGCCGGCGAGGCGCTCGAGACCATCATCATGGCGATCGAGTCCGGCTATGCGCGCGGCTTGCGCAGCCTGGGGCTGTTCGTCAACTTCGAGCGCGAGGCGCTGGCCGAGCAGCTCCGGTTGGGCCGCGCCCTCACCGAAGCCGAGGAGAAGCAGCTCCGCTACAACGTGATCATGCGCGAGGGCGCCAAGATCCAGGGCGCGCATGCTGCCGTCATGCAGACCGCGGCCGGTCAGCTCGGCGCCCTCCGGCGTGAGTTTCAGAACCTCCGCGAGCAGATCGGCGCCCGCTTCCAGAGCGATCTGGTGGCGCTGCTTGGCCACCTGCGTGAGCTGGTGAGCTGGCTGCACGACAACGCCGACGGTCTGGTCAAGCTCGCTCAAGCGGTAGCCGCGGTAGGAGCCGCCTTCGCCGCGTACAAGCTCGCAGAAAAGATCCTGGCTCTGGCCAAATCAATCGCGGCGCTCAATCTGGCCACCCTGAACCCCTATGCCTTATTGGGCGTCGCCGCCGTGGGCGCCGGCATGGCCGTCTATGCGCAATGGAAGCGTGGTCAGGAAGAGGTTGAAGCGCGCTTCGGCGAAATGGAACGGCGCGCACTGCGCATGCAGCTGCTGGCCGGCAAGGTCAGCCTGGATGAGCTGCGCCGGCGCGGGATGACGGACGAGCAACTGCGCGAGCTCGTCGCCGGCCGGCGGGCCTTGCCCGGCGAGGAAAGTTTTGAGGTCCCCGGGCCCAAGGTCAGGCTTGAAGCCGCGCCGGATCTCGAGAACCTGGAGCGGGCCGCCGAGATCCGCAAGCGCCAGATCGAGGCGGTGCGCGCAACGCGCGAAAGCGCCCTGACCGCGGAAGCGGAAGCGCTCCAAGGACCGGCGCGCGTGGTGCTCGAGCTCCAGCGCGAGGCCCAGCGGCTGACCACCTTTGTCGATGAGCACGGCGCGATGCATCAATTCACGCTGCTTGCCGAAGCCCGCCACAACCTCGAGCGCGAGCTTCAAGCCAAGCTGCGTGGTCTACAGAAGGAAACCATCGAGGAGACGCTCAAGCGCTACCGGGAAGAGTACGAGCAACGGCTGGCTTGGGAGACCGAGCTTTACCAGCGCCGGCTCGATTATCAGGAAGATGCGGCGCGGCGGGCGCTCGAGCACACCGAGCAGGTCTATAGCTTCGAACTTGAGCGCGCCGGCTGGGTGCGCGATGCTCAGTTGCGCCAGGCCGAGGCCGCGGACGCGCAGACGCTCGATCAGAAGCTGGCCCTCGAGCAGCGCAAGGCCGCGATCGAGATCGAGTACCTCGAGCGCGTCCACGAGATCAAGCAGCGGCTGTTTGATCTGGAGACCTCGCGCATGGTCTTGGAAGAAGAAGCCAATCTGCGCCGGCTGGGTTACCGTGCCGATGAGATCCAAGCGCGCATCGCTGAACTCACCCAGCAACGCGAAGAGATCCGACGCCAGCAGCAGGAGGCTACCGAGGCGGCCATCCAAGCCGCGCGGGAGAATGCCGCCATCCGCCAAGCCGAGCTCATCCGCGATCACAACCGGCAGATCTTCGAATCGCTCAAGCGGCAGGCCGAGGGTGTCTTCGACGCACTGCTGACCCGCTCCCAGTCGGTGTTTGCGGCCATTGGCAATGCGCTGAAGACCGCGGTCTTGACGGCCATCAAAGAGATCGTGACCTCGCGCGTGGCGGCAATGCTCATGGAACTGTTCGCTGGTGTGCGCATACCGGTTGCAGGAGCCGCTGGCCGAGCCTCACTTGGGGGCTTGGTCTTGGGGCCCGCGCTAGCCGCCGCCGGTCCCATTCCTGGCGGTGCCGCGGGAGGTTGGGGAACGCCGCCCTTCGTGCCCGCGGGAGGCGGCGGCTGGCGCGGTTGGCTGGCGGGACTTGCTGGCGGGTGGCGCGAATTCCGGGGCATTGGCGGCAGCGTCCAGCTCGGTCCCGGCATGGCCACGACCTGGCAAGCGGCTACGCTGGCCCAGAAGCTCTCGGCCATCGGCCATTCGCCCGCCGCGGCTCTGGGAGGTGGTCTGCTGGCCCTGGCCGGCCTCCAGCGCGGCGGGCTTTCCGGCCTCGCGATGACCACGGCCGGCGGCGCGATGGTTGGCTTCAAGTACGGCGGGCCGCTGGGCGCGGCGATCGGCGCCGGCATTGGGGCAATCGCCGGCATCGCTCGCCTGTTCGTGAAGAGCGCCGAGGAGAAAGCCCGCGAGAAAATCCGCGCCACTTACGGCGTCGATGTCCGCGACAAGGGCATTCTGCGCCAGATCGTCGAGACCGCCAAGCAGGCTTTCGGCGGCAATCTGGATGCCGCCATCCGCAGTCAGCAGGTCCGCGATCTCATCGAGCTGTACGCCATGACGACCGGGCAGAGCACGGCTGGCCTGCCGCCCACGGTGCGCCCGGTGTCGCTCATTCAGCAAGGCGGCATGCTCTACCAGCAGACCTTCACCGCAGGCGCCACAGCGACCCTCGATCGCATCGCCGCGGGCGCGCCTGCCACCGGCCCCATCGTCATCAACATCAGCGTGCCAGGGGCCAAGGAGTTCTTCGAAAAGGAGACCGTGCGCGTGGTGGTGGACAACCCGCGCGCGGTGCAGTCGGCAACCCTCAGCGCCACCCGCGCCAACGCGGGGCGGCGAGAGTTGGCCGCTCTGCAATTCAGTCCTGGCTTGGTCATCACGTAGGGATCGCAATGAACTGGGAGATGCTTTCGGCGACGGCCGCGTTGTTCGGTACTGTCGCTGGCGGGCTGGGCCTGTACGTCCGCCTGACCGTCAAATCAGCGCTCAGTGACTTCAAAGCGGAACTGCTCGAGACCTTGAACGGTCGTTACATGCCGCGGGGCGAGGCCGAGCTGCTGTTCAAGCAGATCGAGCGAAGACTCAAGGCTGGAGGTCATTGATGCCCGGCTCCGTCCAGAATGCCGTCGCGTCCTCGGTGATGCCGTGGAACCTGGCGAGGGCATTCGTGCGGAGCCAGGACTACCCCGTGCTGGAGAACCAGTACCGCAACGGCGAGTCCCAGCGGTCTGTCCTCGCCTCCAACAGCCGCAAACGCTGGCGGCTCGCGCTGCGATTGACGCCCGATCGCCTTCAAGCCTTGCGCGAGTTCTATGAGGCGCGCCGCGGCCCCCACGAGCCGTTCTACTTCTACGACGTCTGGGAAACCAGTCCGAAGTTCAGTTACGACCCGACGGGCGAGGCCACCCAAGGCCGCTACACCGTGCGCTTCGAAGGTGGCTGGGAGCAGAACGTGAACTTCGGCCTGGGCGAGGTCTCGCTCGAGCTGGTGGAGGTGGCATGAGGCGATTGATCGGACTGTTCATGCTGGCCTGCGCCGCATGGGCGCAAACGCAAATCCGCGATACCATCTACGCCGGCACGGCGCCCTTCCAGGGCAAGATCGTCGTGCTCGGCCCGGATATGCGCACCCAGAGCGGGCGCACCATTGTCCGCTCCCGGCAGGAATTCGAAATCAAGAACGGCGTGGTGAGCATAGACCTGGAGCCGAACGACACCGCCTACCCGCCCAACACTTACTACGTCGTGCAGTACTTCCCCCGCAGTGGGCCGTCCTGGTCGGAGCAGTGGATCGTGCCTACCAGCTCTGAACCGCTGAAAGTGCACCAACTACGCATCCTCAGCTCCGGCGGTTCCTACCCCTCGCCCCCGCCCGCACCGAGCTACCGCTTCGCGGATGCCGAGGTCCCCATCGGTCCTGTGAATGGCGAGAATCGCGTCTTCCAGCTTGCGGATGCCCCCAGCCCGCCCACCAGCTTGATCCTCACCCGCAACGGCTTGGTCATGAAACGTGGCCTGGATTACATCCTGGTGGGCAACACAATTACGTTCATCGAAGAACAGACCCCCCAGGTGGGCGACATCCTTCTTGCCTGGTATCGTTACTGATGCCGGACTACCTCGGCAACATTCCGGTTCCGGAGATCACGCCGAGCGGCGTATTTCCCATCGTCCCGGACTATCCCCACGGCCGCGCGCAGGCGCCCGAGGTCGTCATCCACCAGTTCGGCTCGGGCAATGCCAAGATCGAACAGCGCTTCTTGCTGGGCACGGGCGCCAGGTGCTTCACCGTACGCAAGGCGCGTCTGCGCGAGGCCGACCGCGTCGCGCTGCGCCAATTCTGGGAGGACCACTACGGCCCCTACGGCGCGTTCTACTACGACGCCCCGAACGATGATGGACAGGGCACGACCCGCTACGTCTGCCGCTTCGCCGATGAGCCGCTGTCGTGGGAGATGCTCGGCGCCGCCGTATGCTCGTTGGGCATCACGCTCATCGAGATCCCCCAGAGCACGCCCAGCTACGAGCTGAACCAGACCGTCACCCGTTTCCCGCCGCAGGCCCTCCAGACCGCACTGCTGGCGCAGGTCCAGCAGATCATCCCCTTGGTGAGGATCATCCCGAAGGAGCCAGGCTATCCCGCCATCGACGTGTCCGACCGGCGCTGCATGATTGGCGGTCGGCTCTATCAGGCCCGCCTGCTCGAGTTCGAGGGCATCGCTCAGTCACTGGGAGGAGAGTCGGACGAAGCCCGCTTCGTCTTCGGCAACGCCGACCGGGTCATGCGCGCGCTGGCTAATGACGTGGACCTCTTCCGCGCCGATCTCGAGTTCTCGCTCTTTCACGTGGGCACCGGCATCAAGCTCGACCTGTGGAAGGGCGAGATCGTGGACTGGTCCTTCGACGCCGGCCCCGAATTCCACATCACCGCCGCCGATGGCCTCTACGAACTGAATCTTCCCTACCCTACCCGCCGCATCTCGCGCACCTGCTGGAAGCAGTTCAAATCGCCAGCCTGCCCCTACAGCGGCGAGCATACCTTCTGCGACAAGGGCTTCGATACCCCCAACGGCTGCCGCACGCATGGCATGGATGACTACTTCGGCGGCATCATCGCCAAACCAGCCGGCGTCCGCATCAAGGACAATTCGACCGGCGTCTGGGGCTTCGGACGCTCGACTATCACCAGCGTGTCCCTGGTGGCGGACTCGATCTACGACGAGGTGGTGCCCGAAATCCACACCGACTCGCCCATGCCCGTGAAAGCCAAAATCGCCATGGGGCGCGAGGAAAGCGATTTCTACGCCGCCGTGGGCATCGTGGGCGAAGGGCCGCTGGGCGCTTACGGCACTGGGCATAAGCTGGATGGACAATACCACCACGGCTATCCGGGTCAGCTCGGCCTGCTGCAGAGCCTCGGCCCCGATCCCAATCCCACGCCCTTCGGCTTCGACACCGACAACCCCGCCGAGCGCGCTGCGGGCACGGCCTTCGTGATGCTCCGCCGCGCCGACGCCAAGGGCATCCAGCTTTCGCGCCCCAGCGAGCACGACATGGAAGTCATCGTCGCGCAAGGGCTGGGCGGATGGGTCTGGACCGGCCCCGGGCAGCGAAGCTGGCAATCGCCACTGACGAACCCGGTCTGGATCGCCGTCAATATGCTGCTGCGAGCACGCGGCTTGCGCCATGCTGATGCCCCCACCTGCGAGCAGTTCTTCGACGTTCAGGCGGCGATTGCCGCTGCCCAGATCTGCGATGAGCAAGTCAACAAGCTCATTGGCAGCGGAACCGAGACCCAGTTCAAGTTCCGCGGCGTGATCCAGGAAGAGAAGCCGCTGCGGGACTGGATCCAGGAAGTGCTGATGAACTGCCTGGGCTATTACACCTTCGCCTTCGGCAAGTTCAAGCCCGGCATCCGGAGCAACTCATCAGCCGTGGAGGCCTTCGGCGAAGGAAATATCCTGTTCGGGAGCCTCCAACTTGCGCCGCTCAAGCCCAGCTTCAATCATCTGACCGCCAACTTTGCCGACGAGGATTACGGCTTCGTAGCCAACTCACTCACGCTCTATGATGCGGATCACGCCAGCCTTATCGGTGGCGGCGCCGGCCCCCTCTACCTGAAGTCCACCGTGAATCTGTGCGGAACCGCCTCCAAATCGCAGGCCGCGCGCATCATCACGACCCGGCTGCGCGAGGAGCTGGGCGGCATCACGCCGGCCGAATGGAAGGCCGCGCGCCAAATCGCCTTCAAGACGACGGTGCTTGCGCTCAATGTCGAGCCGGGCATGGTCTGCTCAATCACCCATCCCGACATGCCGGGCGGCTCGGGCGAGTTCCGCGTGACCGGCTGGCGCCTGAACCGCGACTACTCGATTGACATCCAGGGCCGCACCACGACCGATTCCATGTACGACCTGGTCATCGGACCGAAACCGGCGGACGTCATTCCCGCTCCGCCAGCCGCGGAACCGGGCACCGACTGGGCCGCACCGCCCGAACCGAGTTTCGGCATCAGCGCCGAGCCGGGCGAGATCGTCTTCACTGGCGTTTCGTTCACCGATCTGGACAACACCAAGACCATCCACTCGCTCACCTTCACGGTCTGGTGCTTCGATGAGACGGCCACTACCGAGACCACCCTGAGCGAGGCGATTGGCGAACAGGCCACGACGATCAACGCTGCGGACCTGGCCGGATTCGCCGCTGGCGACTACGCCCATATCGAGACCGAAATCATCCAGATCGTCTCGATCAACGGCCAGTCGGCGGAAGTGTTGCGCGCACAGAAAGGTTCGACTGCGACCACTCACCCTGCCGGCGCCCGGCTGATCCGACTCGAGAGGCGCGTCTTCGTCTACCACGTGCCGCGCGACTTCTACGGCACGCCGGAGTCGGGCAAATGGGAGGCACGCGAGCCGTTCGCCTGGATGGCCGTCTGTGCGGTCGAGTTATATGTCACCAACGTGTTCGGCAACTCGCCCATCAAGATCAACAACTACACCTCGAACTTCATGGATGGCCGGCTGCGCGTTTTGAGCGGCGAGCAGGTGGATCTGATCGTGGAGGGCATCCTGGGCATCGAAAGCGATGCCGTGCCGCCAGTTTATCTGCCGCAGGCGGCCTCGATCCGCGACATTTACGCTTACTGCCGCAGTGCTCCCCAGGGCGGCGACATCGAGGCCGTGGTGAAAGTGGCGGGGAACCCGATCGGCACGGTGGTGATCGAGGATGGCCAGACGTTCCCGGCCAACGTGATTGACGGCAAGGACCTGCCAGCCATACGGCCCGACCAGCCGATCACACTCGATATCACCGGCGTGGGTACAACCTTCCCAAGTGAGCGGCTCGTGGTGAGAATCAGGCTATGAGTGGGTTCAAACCGCTTTCCGCAGTTCTTCGCGCAGAACCCGGCGCAACGTCGCCTCCAAGGGTTCCTTCGATTGCTCGATGTAGCGGCGGAGGGCCTGATTGATCAAGGTCTGATAGTTGCCTCCACCCGCTTGATGGACCTGTTCGCGAAACCATTCCAGCACGTCATTGTCCAGCCGGATCGTCACACGCGTTTTCCCTTTTGGCACGGGCACTACCGGCCCCCGCTTGGCCTTGCTGAAATCGTACTGCCGTCTCATCGTCCCTCCTCATATTGCCGTCTTTCGCGTGGCGTGGCTCAGCGCGCCGAAATCAGCCGAATGCGGTCGCCGCGCCAGGTGTACACGACCACCAGCAGACGGCCCAAAGCGTCTATGCCGAGCGTGATCCATCGTTCCTCTTTGACGCTGAAGGGGTCCCGCATGGTGAGCGCCGCCTCGTCTTCGAGCGCGGTCGCAGCATCGGCGAAGTCTGTGCCGTGCTTGCGCAGGTTCCGCCTCGCCTTGGCGGGATCCCATTCGTAGCACACTGGTCCTAGTGTATGTACATTCGTGCACCGCGTCAAGCCCGCGCAGACGACGGGAAGCAATATGGAGACCACCTATAAACTACAACCCACCCGCACCCTCCACCTTCAGGGCGCTTCCGGTTTCGGCGCCGCCGCAGCCCTGCACTCGGCCACCGAGACCGGATTCAAGGTCTCCGGCGTCTTCCGCGACGCCGCCGATTTCGGCGTCCTGGTCCTCTGGGACCGCGACGATTTCTTCGGCCACCCGCGCTTCTCCTACCTGCCTGACGGCGATTTCTCCGGCATCACCCTCACCTTCGACCTGCATTACGAAAACCTCCAGCCCATTGATTCTCCCAAGTACCCCACCATTGACTGGCCCTTCCTGAACTGCCTCAAAACCGACGGCACGCTCGTGCCATTGCGCCTGTTCGACCGCGCCGAGCAAGTGGGTGGAACTTACGCGAAGGCAGAAGGCGCGTTCACCCTGGTGGACAACGGCCTCCAACCATACGACCGCGTCACCCTGTGGTATCAGAACATCGCCTTCGACTACATCGTGCCCGAGTTCACCACAAGCGGCGTGCAAGCCATGTGGTGGCAGGGCAATCGCAATTACCTGCACTGGGTGCAAATCGGCAACGCCACTTACTCGGTGCTCGAGGACGCACTCAACAGTGCCCAGATCGCCCAGGCCATCGCGGCCCAGATCAACGCGAACGACCCTTACTGCGAGGCCGCCACAGGCGGCCAGTACGGAAACGAGATCACGATCACGCTGCGGGCCGGCCAGAACGGACCAGTCAACGTGTCCAGCTCAGATGGATCTGCGCCGGCCACGCTCCAGCGCATCACCGCTTCCCTCATCTGCCAGGCGATCGCAGATCAGATCAACGGCTTTGACTGGCCAGGCGCCGGCGTACTCATCCCGCTCCAGGCCGAGGCCAGCGGAGAGACCTTGACGATTCGCGCCGCCCGCCCGGGCGAGGACGGCAACATGATCCGCCTCTATGAGCTGCACAGAAACGCGAACCTGTACTTCACTCCTCACGTCCTCCAGCTTCAGGGCGGATCCTCCGACGCCACCTGGCGCATCACGATCAACTTCTCTGCCGAGGGCCTCACCGATCTTCAGAAGATCTGGCTGACGTTCGCGCCGAAGCTCGCCAATTCCGCAGCCTACGAGCCGCAGGAATGGGAAGCCACTTTCTCGAACTGGACCGTCAGCGACACGCTGGGCAAGCGGGCGCTCAAGGTCGCGGGCCCCGGGTCCGTGCGCATCGAGGAAGACGACGCCTGGGTGAACTACTCGGGCTATTGGGAGTGGGCGCCGGCCAACTGGTGGAGCCGCGGACGCGCCAAGCGGGCCGCGCAGCAGGGCGCCACGGCGACCGTGGAAACGCACTGCTCGGCGGTCCATGACATCTACTTGGGCACGCGGCTCGATTTCGATTGCGGCATCATGGAGGCGCGCCTGGATGGTGGCGGTTGGATCCAGCTCGACTGCTATGAGATTGCTGCCCGGGCTCGGCAGGTCCGCCGGAAGCTCTTCGGTAACGTCAGTGCCGGTCAACATACCGTCAAAATCCGGCTGACCGGAAGCAAGAACCCCGACAGCCAGGGCTGGTACTTTTACTTCGATTTCCTGGAGTGCGCTGTTCCCTCGGACGTGCCCGATGCGCCCGAGCTGCGCACCGACGTGGCCGTGGCGTGCGACTACGGTACCGATCATACCTGGAAGCTGCCGCCGCAGCGTCTCGTCTGGGCCATCCGCAAACTGGGCTTGATCGGCGAGATCAATCACTACGTTTCGGTCTTCTGGTGGAACCAGCGGAAGCGCGTCGGCGGATTCTTTCCGAGTGTCACGGTCACCTACGGCGGCACCTGGCAGGGCGGCGACGAGGCCTTTCTTACGATCGGCGGCACGACCATCGGCAAAAGCGTCTTCCCGGCGGACACGCCCGAGACCATCGCCGAGCACTTCGCCTACTACATCAACGCCGTCTTCGTGGGCGTCTGGGCCGAGGCCTCGCACGCCGTGCTCACCATTACCGTCCGCTCACCCGCTTACTCGTTCAGCTTCTCCGAGAGCCATAACTCGGCCCAAGGCACGGTGACTGTGGAGGGATCGCTTTCGGGCGGCGTGATGGGCGACTGGGTGATTGACGATTCGGCCAGCCCCGTACTGAACCGCGCTGCGCGCGACTGGCACGCCGATTACTTCGCGGAGTTGGCCGGCTATGGAATGAGCTGTGTGGCGGCGTTCAGCCAGGAGCTGGTGCTGCCGCCCGATGATCCACCGGATGCGGTCTGGATCGCGCGCTACCCCGATGGCGAGCCGGTGCTCACGGCCACGGGTTTCGGGAGCCTGTATTCGGCCCACTGCACGTTCGCGCCGCCCTTCCGGGATTACATCAAGCGAGCCCACCAGGAGATGGCCGCCGTGATGGAGGCGGCGGGCCTCACCGCGCGCCTCCAATTCGGTGAGGTGCTCTGGTGGTACTTCGCCAACTCCTCGGGCATAGCCTACTACGATGCTTACACGACGGCCCGGTTCTATCAGCAGAACGGCCGAGCGCTGCACGTCTTCCAAACTCCCAACGACGACCCCTCGGTGAACGGCTACGTGGACGCCAATTTCCTTCGCCAGGCCGTCAAGGATCACGTGGACGCGATCCGGGCGCACGTACTGACCTCACACCCCAATGCCCGCTTCGAGCTGCTGTGGCCGCTCGATGTGAATGACCCGATGACGCGGCGCTTGAACCGCTACGTGAACTTACCACCAGAGTGGGAAACCAAGGACGCCTCAGGCTTGGACACCTTCGCGATCGAGGGCCACCAGTTCGCTGGCCTGGACCGCAACCTGGACAAGGTGCGCTGGATGGCTGGCTATCCCTTCCAGGTTCTCTCGTGGCCCAGCTCCGCCTGCCGGTACCTGATGGGCAACTTCAATGCCGGCTGGCCCTTCGAACGCGATTACCTCAACGCCCGCCGCACCCGCGTACGCCTGATCAAGATCTGGGCCTACGACCACCTCTGCCTGTTCGCCCGCCGGCTGCCGATGCCGAGCGACACGCGAACACATCGGTGAGTGCGTAGGTTCGTGGACCGCCCCATGAGCACAGGCACCCTCGACACAGCCTAATTGCGTCCCCAGCGAATGCTCGCTTGCTGTCCGCTCACGACAGGAGGGACCGTTTGCCATCGGCGATGAGGAGCTTCGGGTCTGGCTTGCCGCTACCGCCGAGGCTGCCATCGGGACGCAGATAAGGGATCAATTCCAGGACGGAACGCTACCTCGGTAGCGGCACGACACTCTTGATCGCCTCTGGCGGCACCCGCTTCGGTGACGTTAATTCCCGTACCTCGCAAGCGGCTTCGGTAGGCAAGGGTCTGCTACGGTTACTTTTTCCTGAGCCAGCGATCCCGCCTTCGGCGACATTTTGAATGACCCAATTCGAGGCTTTTACGGCTCGCGGTGATTCCTGGCGGGATTCGACTGAGCATCCCATAACGCCTGCCTCAGCCCGCCGCCCGCGCGCAGTCCGCGCTGGGGGCTTCACTTTTGCACCGGCGAAGAATCCGAGGCCTCGAGCCACTGCAAGAACCTCACCCGCGGAATCAAGATCCGCCGCCCGACACGCCTGTGCGGAATTTCGCCACGGCTGAGCGCGCTATAGAAGCTTGCCCGGCTCAGCGCACTGCCCACAAGCTGAAGGGCCTCGGCTACGCTCAGAACTGCCGGTTGTTCCTGTGCCAGCTCGTGCATTCCCGTTACCTCCCGTATTGACATGCAGCCCAGTCTGTGTTACGCTGGAGCTGTACGGTTCGATTGTACATCGTATCAATACGCCGTGTCAAGAGTGATTTCTCGGGAGGCAATATGTCGGAGTCGGAGCTGTCGCGCGCGGTCCGTGAACTCCGGGCACATCTGGGCGAGAGCCAGCAAGCCTTTTCGAATCGTCTTGGACTCAGCATGGCCACGATCGTCAAATACGAAGCCGGTCGCGAGCCCACCGGCAGAGCACTTGCCCAGCTTGCCCACGCGGCGGCGGAAGCGGGCCGGCACGATCTTGCCTATCTGTTCGGGCGCGCTCTCGTCAGAGAACTCCGCCTCGAACGTCTCCAGCTGGGGATCTTCTCCGCACCGGCTTCGCCCAGAGAAGACTCGCCAGGTGTTATGGTGATTACTTTTCGCGGGCGGGAGGCGCAAAATTACGCCCGCGCGTTTTTCGAGACGTTCGGGCGCCTCCTGCTCGGTACCCATGAAGAGCAGAAGCGGGCGCGGCAGCTCTTGGCCCGCTTTCACGATGCGGCGCTGAAAGAATGGAGGGGGCGAAAGTGAAGGGTTCTGTTTTCAAATACCGGCTGCGCGGCGGTCGCACTCTCTGGCGGTACCAGATTGATGCCGGGCGCGCGCCGGATGGCCGCCGCATCCGCATTTCGCGCGGCGGTTTCAGCAGGGAACGCGATGCCGTGGCCGCTATGCAAGCTGCCCTGCGGGAATTGTCATCGCCTGGCGTGGCTCCCCTGCCGGTCAGACTCGCCCAGTTTCTTGATGAATGGCTTCCGCGATATGCAGCCACCAAGCCCCTTGAAGCCACCACGCTGGAGCGTTACGCTTCTCTGGCCGCCATGGCGAAACAGGCGCTCGGCCACTTTCGGTTGAGGGATTTGACCACATACCATCTGGACACCTTCTATGCCAGCTTGCGCGAGCGATACAGCGCGAAAACGATCCGCGAAGTCCACAACGTCCTGCATGTGGCCTTGCGCCGCGCAGTCAAGGTGGGGTTGATTGCGAAGAATCCAGCCGACAACGTTGACCTGCCTCGCCTCGATCAGCGCGAGCCGCTGGCGCTCAGCGCCGAACAACTAGCCCGGCTCCAAGCGGCCGCGGCGGGGACATGGCTTGATCCTTTGATCCGGCTTGTGGCAGCCACAGGGCTGCGGCGCGGGGAGGCGTTGGCCTTACGATGGCGCGACCTGGATTGGGCCACCGGGCGCCTGCGCGTGGAGAGGGCGCTTTACCAAACGGCGGCTGAGATCGGCGTCAAGCACACCAAGACGCGCCAGACTCGCGTGGTGACTTTGCCGCCCTCGGTGCTCGAATCCCTCCAGTTTCACCGTGAGCGGCAGGAGCAGGACCGCCAGCTTTTCGGTCCAGACTATCGGACGGACCTTGACTTGATCTTCGCCACGCCGGCGGGCGATTTTTTGAAACCCGATAGCGTATCATGGGCGGTTTGCAACCTGGCCCGGCGGGCTGGCCTGCCGAAAGGGGTCGGGCTGCACACCTTGCGCCACACTCACGCCTCGGCCTTGCTTGCTGCAGGCGTGCCCATCGCCAACGTTGCCCGTCGTCTCGGGCACAGGGACACCCACACCACTGCAAAGATCTACGCGCATGCCTTGCCCGATACGGATGCGACCGTAGCTTCGCTGTGGGACCGATTTCTTGCGGGAGACTTGCGTTTTGGCACAACATGGCACAACAGCGAGGGGGCAATGACAGTTAAACCCAAGGAAACAAAAGGGGATACCTGGTGTCCCCAGCGGGATTCGAACCCGCGTTGCCGCCTTGAAAGAGCGGTGTCCTAG